CAGCCGGTGGCGCAAGAATGGGAAGGTAGATCTAACGTTAGATGGTCTAGAACAGTTGAAGTTAATCCTACGATATCTAATGATTCTGAAATCATATTTGAAACATTGCCTTCTGCATCATTAACAGAACAAGTAGGAGTACAATTAGATAGAACATATCCTAATAATCAGCAGTTTCCTACTTATACTACAGGCACAGTAAGATATTTTTCATATAATAATACACCAGCTTTTGAAATCACGGGCGGGTTATTTACACAAGAAATGGAAGGTGGTACTATAACAGTTTCATCACCTACAAATCCTGCCCCTACACCGCAATACACGCCCGGCACAAGCACGTATCAAACAACAGTTAGAAAAGTATTATCTGATACATTGATGTTGTTAGACGACAACTTTACGGTTGCATCATCGCAATCTATATTTACACATACATATACGCAGTTTGATTATTCTTCATTTTCTATAACATATGAAGCAGACCCAGTATATACACCAACTCAAAATTCTGAATCATTTGCAAACATATCATTATTCGGCTTGCAACCAGCAACTGGGGATGTTAGCAGAATTAAAATCTTTTTGAATGGGAATGGTAGTATAGGTACATGGGAACAAATCAATGACATTGAGTTAGAAGAAACAGAATTGTTTATTGATGAAACAAATGTATTTCCAGATTTTCGAATAGGAGCATTTACATCACAGCCTGTTATTGATACGTATTGGGAGTCAAACTACTATTCTGGTTTTGTAGAACTGTCTGCACCTACATTGGTGTGGACATCTTCAAGTATGGCAAATGCAGTACAAGTAATTACAGGTAGTTCTGGGGATATTACTGCATACAACCAAGTATATACATTTCAAACAAAACCAGCGTATGCAGCAACATTTGTTTCAGAATCTTCATATAAAATTACAATAGATGCAATTGGTACAAGAAGTGCTGTTAGTGGTAATAATAACCCAAAACTAAGTGTATTTTTATCAGGCTCTGCATTTCCATTTGATGATACTGATATTCTTAATCAAGAATTACCAACTAAATTAGGTGTTCGAGTAGGTGAATTAGAAGTAACAAGTAATTCACAAAGATTTGATGACACAGTATTTGAATTTGAAGCACCAGCAACCGGAACTGCATCACTAATATTTGTTATAGAATCTGGGCAATGGACATTTTCAGATATCAGAACAACTACTGATAATGATGCTGGGTATACGCCATCCTACTCAAAAATACGTACGGAGATTCCTACAAAACATAAATCTTCAAATCAATATCGTTTCCGCATAGATTATTTCAATGTAGATGGCGTTAAGAGTCGACAATCAACATATATCAATAATGTAGATTGGCAGGGTGGTAATCGTTATATAGACGGCGAATACTCAATGATAACAGGTTCATTGTATGTAGCTGACACATTAGAAACAGGTATTGCAATTTCAGGACTTAAAGATACTGGGTTCGTACGAAGCTTAGGGTATTCTGGATTTGAATACGGCGATCCTGGATTTTTACTATGGAGTGGTAGTGCATTATCTGGCAGCTCCGGAACTAAAGGCGGCGTACCATATAGTGGTGTTGGTTTAGAATTATATGCAAATACATCTAGCTATTTTAGATTTTCAACTACAGATTCTGAATTAGATGTAAGAACACAAAAGTTTTTTGTAGGTAATGCAACTACATTTTTATCGGGTTCGGATGGTAATTTGCAAATAAAGTCAGGCGATGATTTAAATATATATAACGGCGAAATAACTGGGTCAAATGTATTAATCACAAACACTATACAAACTGGAGTAGATACTGGTACTTTTCCGCCGACCCCGATCACTGAAGACTACGTAGTACTAAGTACAGCTCAACGGGTAGTTGATGCATCAAATATTGCTAGGATTGTATATCAAGATGAGTCGTTGTCTCAAGACACACCACACACTACTGCAACTGGCTCTCCATATACATCATCAAATGTATTGTTAGCATCATTTACATGTAACATACTCCCAGGTGAAACTAACATGGTATTCATGTTTCAAGTTTCCGGCTCAATATCAGGTAGTTCATCACAGATATCGGGTTCGTTTGGTGTACAGCCGCTATTAAAAATTGATTTGTCATATATATCTGCATCAGCTGGCCCAATAGAAACAAATGCAACTAGTCCCAATTTCAGAATCATTACACCGATAGAAACATTAGAAACATATGAATTTTCTGGAAGTATGCATGATGGATACTTCGGAACGCAGCTTTCAAATGGCATAGCATTCTATTCAGGCGATTTTGTACAAATGTATAAACCCATTAATGGAGATATGCAAGGAAAATTTGTAAAAGTTGAAATGTATGAACGTTTACGAATTGCCCAAACTACTGGCACAACAAGTGGTTCATTGAATTGGCGTAATTTGCATGTTATGACAACACGTCAAGCAAATGAGTTCCAAAGCATCGGTTTAGCTGAAGCAGTAGAGCTTCCACAAACACCAGCTGGTGCTTAAAATTAATACTAATACAATGATTGATATTTATATAAAATAGGCATTCGAATGAAATCAATACTACAAGAATTCAAACAACATCTCACAGAGCAAACAAGTAATGTTACTGTTTTATTTCCAGGCGGATTTAAACCTATTACTGGAGCACATTTAGCACTTGCTAATCGTTATGCAGAAGATCCACAAGTACAACAAGTAGTGATGCTAATTGGACCAAAAGACAGAGATGGGTTCACAAGAACACAATCAATTCAAGCATTCAATTTGATGAATTCAAACCCAAAGATCCGCATACAGCCAACAGAATTTAATTCTCCTATCATGGCTGCATATGAATACTTGTTTGCATTGCCAGCAGATACTGCGGGTCAATATGCAATGGCTGCATCTGCAAAAGGAGATGATTATGTGAGAACTAAATCATTTGTGCCTAATGTAGACAAATACAAAACAGTAGGCGATAAGTCGGGTCGAATGATGCCAGCTGGAGTAGATGCTATTGAATTAACTGCAAACACAGATCCAATACAATATCCGACAGGAGAGCCTGTATCTGCTACATCAACGAGAGCAGCAATTGCTGCAGGCGATTATCGTAGATTCAAAGAATCTTATCCAGGCATAACAGATGAAATTCTTAAAAATGTTTGGGAAATATTCACAGGCAAAATGATCGAAACCGTTTTTTCTAGAGAATGGTGGTCTACACAATTAGCAGAAGATATAGAAGCAGTTATCGAAGGCTATATGGATCCTAAAACTGCTGAGAAACACAAAAAGAAAATTGAAAAGCTACGCAAGTTTTTAGATAAGAATACCGGTAAAGAGTTTGTATATGATTTTGATACGTATGACAAAACTACATTTGGTGTTCCATTAACTGAAGGAGTATTGCTCACGGAAGGTGGCGCTGCCGGCCATATGGCTCATCCATATGATGATCATGGATTAACCTTCAATGAAATGAAAGAATTAATTGCACGTGCGTTAGAAGGCGAATTAGATGTAGAAGAAGCAGTAACAGAAAAGACTGATGGCCAGAACCTTCAAGTAACGTGGAAGAACGGACAAGTAGGGTTTGCTCGTAATAAAGGTACAATTAAAAAGCCATTAACGACACAAGAACTAATTAATAAATTTGAAGGCCGCGGACCTATATCAGATGCATTCCGAGAATCAGGACAAGATTTACAAGCAGCTTTTGGAAAAATAGATAGTTCTAAATTAGACGAAATATTTAAAAATGGTCGAGTATTTGCAAACATGGAAATTATATATCCTGCAACCAAGAACATTATTAATTATGATAAAGCACATATACAGTTTCACAATTTAGTTGAATATGATGAAAATGCAAATAAAGTTCAGACTGATATGACCGGCGGAGCATTGATTCAGAAAATAATTGAAGATGCCAATGCGCACATGCAAAATACATTTTCGTTTATTCCGCCGCAAAAAATTAAATTAGGTCGTATTGCAGATTTTGAAGATCAACAAGCAGCATTATTTGCAGAAGTAGATCAACTTAAAACACAATTCGGCCTTAAAGATACTGATTTAATTTCTGAATATCATCGTGCTTGGTGGAGAGACGTAATTACCACAAAAGCTCAAGAATTGGGATATGATATATCAGATGATTTAAGAGACACATTAGTAGATAGATGGGCATTCGATGATAAATCAACATCAATAACAGCTATTAAAAAACAAATTGAAAATCCTGAGTATTCACAATGGGTAACAGATTTTGATAAAAAAGATTTTAAATCATATCAAAAACAAAACATGGAACCATTTGAATCAATCTTTTTGAGATTAGGAGCTCTTGTATTATCAAATGTATCGCAGATATTAGCTGCAGATCCTAGTAAATCTACACAGGAAATTAAAAGAGATATTGCTACATTGATGAAGCAAGTACAGCAAAGTAAAGACCCAGAAATTCTTAAAAAAGTTGAGTATCAATTAAAAAGAATTGAAAAGCTAGGAGGCTTTGAAAAAATTGTTCCGATAGAAGGAATTGTATTTACCTTCAAAGGCAATACATACAAATTAACAGGTGCATTTGCACCAGTCAATCAACTAATAGGCATATTAAAGTACGGACGATAATATTTATATTAAAAATAGGACTTTCAAATGGCAGAGAAACATAAGTCAAAATATAAAGCACCAAAAGATTTAGAAAAATCAACGAAACCAACTCCACGTAAAGATCTTAAAGATTATGAAGGAGATGAAACAGAAAACATGGTGCCAAATTCTACTGGTGAAAAGCAAAAGAATGTACTTCGTAAAACTGATAAACCAGTAATTGACAACGGATCGATTGTTCCGGACATGAAAGATGCTGATAGAGCTTATAAACCAGAAGGAGAACATGACCCAAAACATGCTGCTAAAGTAATGTCTAAGCGTCAAGATGATGATGAAAAAGATAGTGAAGATTCTATTAAAGATAAAATTGAAAATCTAACAAGAGAACAAAAAGAACGTTTAGTTAGAGAAATGATTCGTCGTAGAATTAAAGCAGTGCTTAAAGAACAAGAAGAGCCAGAAGAAGAACCTGCCGCAGAAGAACCTGCACCAGAGCCAGAAGCTGCAGCAGAAGAACCTACACCAGCACCAGCTCCAGCTCCCGCAGAAACACCAGAAGCCCCAGCTCCGGAGCCAGAAGCAGAAACTCCGGCAGAAGAACCTAAAGCTGATGCAGCACCTGAGCAAGATTCAACAGCACAATTAAATAGCTTTGTAACATTAGTTAAAAATCAACCAACATCCCCAGAACAAATCAAAATGATTTTGAAAGCAGTTCAAAAAACAGGAACAATGACTGATGAGCAAGGCAATGAAGTTATGAATCAAGGCAAACTAAAGGAATTATATCGTTATCTAAAAATTGCTGCAGATAGAATGTTAGAAAAATATTCATAAATAAAACAAAACGAGTTATGTCAAAAAAGTTACAGAATGTCGATGCAGTTAACAAAATGTTAGCTGGAGAGCATAAATTTCAAACAAATAAAACCCATGGTTTTTCAGAATCTAAGAAAGATACTAAAAAGCGATTAGTTGGAGAAACATGGGAAGAAACAGATCCTAAATCTGGAATCACATATCTTTATGAACAAAAAGATGGTTATGTGATGAAAACCAAACGTGGTGCTGAAACACTTCAATCTACCAGAGACTCATTATCAACATTTTCAAATTGCCCTAAAGAAACATGTACATGTAAATCACCTAATCATTTAGATCGCAAAATGAAAACGATACATGGTATGTGTTTTGATTGTGTTGTTGAAATGGAAAATAAACTTCGGGTTGAAGGTAAATTTAATGAGTACGCAATAAAAAAAATGACAACAAACGCAACAGAATGGATTAAGCGAGCTGAACAAGATGTTGAACTACTAAAACAAGCATATACTAGGACGTATGAAGTTGTATCAAATGCAGATGGTAAAACAGAAACAGTTGATGCAAGAATGACTCCGGCAGAATTTGCTGACAAAGTAGAACGAGAATTTCAAGAGTATCGTGAAAAATTCATGCAAGAAGTTGCAAAAATGGAGACTAAAGATGATTAAAGAGTTATTATTAAAACTATGGAATTGGTTGAAAGGCCAAACTGAAATCGATGAAAAAATCGAAGAAAAAGTTGATGATATCAAAGAAGATTTTGATGATGTTGTAGAAGAAGTTAAAAGAAGATACAACAGAATAAAAGAAGAAATTGATGATGTAAAAGAATCAGCATCGGAAGTTATTAAACAAGTTGATGATGTTGCAAAAGCAGTGGGCGGTTCTAAAAGAAAAGGTAGAAAACCTTCTACAAAGAAAATCACTAAGAGTGCTCTTCGTGCAATGAAAAAGGCAGAATTAATTACAACTGCTAAAAAAGAATTCAAAATAGATTTGGATTCTAAACTAACAAAATCAAACTTAGTAAATAAGGTTTATGAGTTATATCATAAAAAATAATGAATCAGTTTTTCAGTAACATAAAGAACATCATCATAGTGGTGTTGGTTGTAATAATCATTATCATGCAACAATGTTCTGGTCCATCAATCGATTTCAACTTATTTGGTAAGAAAAACAAACAACCCGATGTCGTTGAAGGAACTGTTATTACCAAAATAGAAACAAAATGGGATACTGTAAAATTTGATAGCTTAGTTTATGTTCCTAAATGGAGAGTAAGAGTTGATACGGTACATGATACAACCTTAAAGGATATTGATACACTTTCAGTATTGAAAGATTATTACGCAAAGTATTTTTATACAGACACATTAGATTTAGATTCATTAGGTAATATCGTAATCAATGATACTATAACACAAAATTCAATCATATTCAGAGAAATTAATCCAAACATTTATATTCCAACTACAATCATAAAAAGAGATTCACTCATTTCTAAGAATGAATTTTATTATGGTGTTGGGTTAGCAGGAAACCAACAACAATTCAGTTACATTGGTGGAGAGTTACTATACAGAAGTAAACGTAAAAGAATTATCGGAGCTGGGTTAGGCATCAATCAAAACCTTCAACCGGTTGGTTCTCTAAGATTGATGTGGAAGATTGGTAAATAATTTATGGCAGCACAAAAAGACATAAAACAAATAATCGCGGAACAGTACCAAAAATGTGCTTCAGATCCCGTCTTTTTTATGCGTAATTATTGTTATATTCAACATCCTGTTAAAGGAAAAATAAAATTTAATCTTTATCCATTCCAGGAACAATCCTTAACGGATTTACGTGATAGTAGATATAATATTATATTGAAGTCCCGACAGTTAGGTATATCAACATTATCTGCAGGATATGCTCTCTGGGCAATGTTGTTCAATGAAGATTTCAACGTACTTGTTATTGCAACAACACAAGAAGTAGCAAAGAACCTTGTTACAAAAGTGCAGGTAATGCATGATAATTTACCTTCATGGTTAAAAGGTAATATGACAGCAAACAACAAGTTGTCATTAAAATTTAAAAATGGTTCACAAATAAAAGCAATTTCTTCAGCATCTACCGGAGCACGTTCAGAAGCATTATCATTATTAATTGTAGATGAAGCTGCATTTATTAGAAACATTGAAGAAATTTGGGTAGCATCACAAGCAACTCTATCTACTGGAGGTGGCGCAATAGTACTTTCAACACCTAATGGTATTGGTAATTGGTTTCATCAAACATGGGCAGGTGCTGAATCTGGGCATAATGGATTCAACACAATTAGACTTAGATGGGATGTGCACCCAGAACGAAATCAAGATTGGCGCGATGAACAAACACAACTTTTAGGAGAAAAAGGCGCAGCACAAGAATGTGATTGTGACTTTATTAGTTCTGGTCACACTGTAATTGATGGTTCAATATTGCAAGAATTTGAATTAAAATGTACGGAGCCTATAGAACGAAGAGGATATGATAATGGTTATTGGATATGGAAATATCCAGATTATTCTAGAGACTATGTAGTAATAGCTGACGTCGCGCGTGGTGATGGAGCTGACTTTTCTACATTTCATGTTATTGATGTTGAAACAATAGAACAGGTAGCAGAATATAAAGGAAAACTTCCTCCTAAAGATTTTGGTAATATGTTAATAAGTGTTGCATCAGAATGGAACAATGCATTACTTGCAATTGAAAATGCAAACATTGGATGGGCTGCAATTCAACCTGCAATAGATAGAGGATATCAAAATCTATTTTATACATATAAAGATGATGGATATGTTGATGTAGATATTCAACTCAGAAAAGGATATGATACAAAAGACAAATCAAAAATGGTTCCTGGCGTTTCTACTACAGCTAGAACAAGACCATTAATGATATCTGCACTTGAAATGTATATGAGAGAAGGTTCTCCTATTATTCATTCAAAACGACTTATACAAGAACTATTTGTATTTATTTGGGAAAATGGCAAAGCACAAGCACAACGAGGTTATAATGATGACTTGGTTATGGCATTTGCAATTGGACTTTGGTTACGAGATACATCATTAAAATTAAGACAACAAGGCATTGAATTAAATAAACGTGCCTTAACACAGTTACAAAAAACAGATTCAGTTATTTATACCGGAAACAATCGACCAAAAGATATTGGATGGGATTGGGACAATGGTTATGGCAATGAAGATTTGACCTGGCTTATTAAGTAACTTGATATTTATTTTATATAAAGAATAAATACTATGGCGTCACTTAGAAAACGATTACAAAACTTATTTTCTACAAATGTAGTTGTCAGAGCTTATGGCAAAGATAAACTTCGTGTAGTTGATACTAACCGCCTTCAATCGACAGGTAACTTAACGCAAAGTAAAGTAGCCGACAGATATACAAGACTTCACGGTTCAAACAAGCATCGTGTTGGAGGTATGGGCGGATATGACTCAAATTATTACATGCATCAAAATCGTATGCAGTTATATACTGATTACGAAATGATGGATAAAGATCCTATTATATCTTCAGCTTTAGACATATATGCTGATGAATCAACATTAGCAGATCAATTTGGCGATATATTAACAATCAAATCGTCAGATAGTAGGATCCAAAAAATTCTTTACAGTTTATTTTATGATGTAATGAACATTGAATTCAATCTTTGGCCCTGGATTCGTAACATGGCCAAATATGGCGATTTCTTTTTGAAATTAGATATTGCTGATGAAATTGGTATTTTAAATGTACGTCCGTTTTCTTCATATGAAATTGAGAGGTGGGAAGAATTTAATGATAATACAGGTGAGTATGATATTAAATTTAGACACATTGTGTCAGAACAACTTACATATGATGTATTTGAGATAGCACACTTCCGTAATATTTCGGATTCAAATTTCCTTCCATACGGCCGCAGTATGCTAGAAGGCGCACGTCATGAATTTCAAAAATTAATGCTTTTAGAAGATGCAATGCTTATTCACAGAATCATGCGTGCACCACAAAAGCGTATCTTTAAAATTGATATTGGTAATATTCCGCCTAATGAAGTTGATGGGTATATGGAACAAGTTATCAATAAAATGAAAAAGATTCCACACGTTGATCCCAAGACTGGTAATTATAACATGAGATTCAACATCAACAACATGTTAGAAGATTATTACTTGCCTGTTCGAGGGGGAAATAGTTCAACAGAGATCAATACATTAGAAGGCATGGAATTTACCGGCATTGATGATATTGAATATGTAAAACACAAAATGATGGCTGCGTTAAAAGTACCAAAGCCATTTTTAGGATATGATGAAGGTGTAGAAGGTAAATCTACATTAGCATCCATGGATATTCGTTTTGCAAGAACAATTGAGCGTCTTCAAAAGATATTTGTTTCTGAATTAACTAAAATTGCAATTATACATTTATATGCACAAGGATATGAAGATAAAGATTTAGTTAATTTTGAACTTGAACTTACAGCCCCATCTATTATATATGACCAGCAAAAAGTTGCACTAATGAATGAAAAAATTCAATTGGCACAATCAATGAAAGATTCAAAATTAGTTTCTCACAAATACATTTATGAATACATATTCAATATGTCGGAAGAAGAATGGTTGCAAGAAAGAAATGATATTACTGAAGATATCAAATTAACTTTCCGCCAAAATCAAATTGAACAGGAAGGAAATGATCCTACAGTAACAGGTCGATCATATGGAACGCCACATGATCTAGCAACAGCTCATATGAGTAGCAACGATGTGGTAGAGCCAGATAAAGGCGGCCGTCCACCAGAAGGAATTAAGTCTGGCCAACACAAGAATGCATTTGGGTGGGATCCGCTAGGTACAAAACAAATCAAACAAGATTTAGATCCTGAAAATAGAAAATCAGCATTTATTGGTGATCCAAGGTTCTATAGAAGAAATCCAAAGCATACGAATTTCACAACAGAACATTCAGATATCTTAAAAAAAATTAAACCTAAATCACCAAAAATTATTTCAGAAACATTGAATAATGAACAAAATAACACAGAGATGGGTTCAATGTTAGATGAAAACAATATTTTAAATGATGATTAATATTTATAAGTAAATATACTTCGGAAAAGTAATGAAAAAACTAAAACATAGCAAGTATAAGAACACAGGCATCCTTTTCGAAATGTTGGTTCGGAAACTAACTTCTGAAACAATGACTTCAGACAAATCAGTAACGATTGACATTATTAAAAAGTATTTTGGAAAGAACACTGAGTTAGCTAAAGAAATAAAATTATACAATGCAATGCTTAAAGAACAATTTAAGTCTGAAGCAAAAGCATTAGAATACATACGAAGCTTGAAAGAAGCTCACAAAAAATTAAATAAATCAACACTTCGAAAAGAACGATATAATCTCGTAAAAGAAATTTCTAACAATTTTAAGTTAGATCAAATTTCTAAGATTAGAGTTCCTAATTACAAATTGCTAGCTTCAGCATACATTATTTTTGAAAATGATGAGGCAGACAATCCAAAACAAATCATGGAATGCAAAAGTAACATAGTTGATTCTATCATAACAGAGAGAGCTCAAGCAGAAAAACAAACAGATACTGTATTAGAAGCATTTAAATCACAACCTAAGGATCAGCGTTTATTAACATATGAATTGCTTGTTGATAAATTTAATAGTAAATATTCAGGTTTAGATGAGAATCAAAAAGGTTTGTTGAACAAATATATTACTAATGTTAATGACACAGAAGCATTAAAAGAATATATTCAAACCGTTATTCCTACAATCAAAAAAGGATTGAAGAGTCATGTTTCTCATATCAATGATGCTGCAACACGTATTAAAGTAGAGCGTTTATCAGAAATGCTTTGTGATGTAGAAAATATTAACATTGTAAAAGAATCGCACGTATTGAATCTGTTACGTTATTTTGATCTTTTAAAAGAATTGAATGGAGTACATAAATGAAATCATTACTAAAAGAAATGGAATCAAAATTCAAAGAGTTGGAAGAACAAGATCAAGACAAGGACGGAGACAAAGACTTCGCTGATGTAATGATTGCTCGTATGGTTGCTTCTGGTATGTCAAAAGAAGATGCAATTAAAAAAGTAAAAGAAAAACAATATAATGAACAATCAGGTGAAGGTTCGATATCTGTAACAGATCCAGACAAAGCAAAAGAGTTGGCTGACAAAGGAATGGATGTTAAACTAGTAGATGAAGGTCTTCGTGGAGCACTTGATGAGCCATATTATATTGAAGTATCTTTAAGAGATGCCCGTAAAGCTCTTAATCTATTTGCTGATAAAAGAAACGGCTATCCAGAAGTTACTATTTATGGTAGCAATGTATATGCATCATTTGTTCAAAGTGAAATTGAAGATTTGATGGGTGATTTTGGTGCATATGATATTGAAGTATTAGACTCCACAACTGATTGGCAAGGTGATTTTATGAATCCAGAATCAGAAACGGATATGACTGAACAGCAAAATTCATATGAAGAAGAAGTTCCGTTATCTGTCGAAGGCGAGTCTACAGATCAAGCAACTGCAATGAAAAAAGCAAATTTTGAGTTGAAAAAAGTTAAAATGGAATATGGTAATATAAAAATTATCGATCGTAAAATGTACCAGCAAGGTCGCAACTATATATACCGAATTACATATGAGATAGAGACCATGGACGAGATGTCTACATCATCAGGAGCAGGAGCATACAATACACCAAAAGCATTTTCTACACCAGAACAAGCTCGCAAGAAAAAGAAAATGAAGTATGCAGGTGTTGCAGAATCAATGGATAAGAAGTATGAACAACTTATTGAATCATACAAAAAATTTGCATTAGGTGATTCAAAATCAACACCAGATAAAAAAGTAAAAGAAACGATCAAAGAAGTTTCAAAAAAGCTTCAAGAAATTGAACAACTTGTTCGTTATTCTTCTCGTTTAAAAACAGAGTCGGGTTTGTCTCGTGAAGGATATGGCCCATCTGTTGATAAAGCATTAACAAAAATATCAGAGCGTCTTGTTAAGATATCTGAAAGAGTAAGAGCATTAGGAGAATAATATGAACAATCTTTTATTAGAATATAAACCATTTCAACCAAAGGTATTGTCAGAGCAAAGTGCTAGAGAATATGGCGTACCTGGCGGGTTTATTGTTCAAGGAGTACTTCAACGTGCTGGAGCAAAAAACCAAAATGGCAGAATATATCCTAAACATATCTTAGAAAGAGAATGTAAACGATATATGACAGAATTTATTGGACAGAACAGAGCATTAGGCGAATTAGATCATCCAGAGTCATCAGTCGTGAACTTAAACAACGTATCACATAACATACTTAAGATTTGGTGGAGCGGAGATGATTTAATGGGAACAGTCCAAGTACTTGATACACCATCAGGAAAGATCCTTAAAACGTTGTTTAAAGAAGGAATTACATTAGGAATTTCAAGTAGAGGTTTAGGTTCTGTAAAAGAATTATATAAAGAAGGAGCAGTAGAAGTACAAGATGACTTTGAACTTATTGCATGGGACTTTGTTTCAAACCCATCAACCCATGGTGCATTTATGCGTCCTTCTAAAATGAATGAGTCTGCAGGAGCTGTAGAAAAAAGATTTAAGTAC